ATCTGTAAATTTCAACAATCTTTCCCCTTGCAGTACCACCTGATGCATTCCATGCTACAAAATCACCAACACTTAGTTCATCAGGCTTTGCCTTGAATGTATTCATTGCTTTTTCTTCATCAATTTGTTTTGATTTCCTTATTGCCCATGCAACACCTTCATCACCACCCCATGCATCCCATGCAACACCACCACAACCTTCATCATAAGGAACATCTTTGTTCTGTCTGTGTCGATTGAATTGTGCCATACGTTTCACCACATCTGCTGAAAGTGCTTCACCATTAGCAAGTTGTCTTGCCCTTGCAAAACCAACTTTGGTCAGGCAGTTTCTTGGATTGCCTGATTCTTCAAGGTAGTTCAACGCTTTCCTTGCATTTTGTGATGCTTTTTTTGGATAGTCTGTGTATGCCATAAACAAAAGGTTTGTTGAAATGTAGGAACATTTGAATTCTTTTACAATTTTTTGCAACTTTAAATGTTCAATTCATTTAAAATCAATGACATGAATTCAAAAGTCAATTTTTCAGACCTTTTTGCTAGGGTTTCAGAACAATTGGAAAACAATTGGTATGTTGAAAAATCAGATATCATGATCTTGTTGATGATGGCAATGTCCTTCCATACTTCAAGTCATAGATCTGATTTGCAACATGATCCTGATTGACACTGTTTTTTGATTCCCTTTCATGGATTGCCAGATTCTTGTGTGTTTCAGTGTGATTCAACCAAAAGATCTTGTGTTCTGCACAAATGATCCTGACCCCTTTTTTTGCTAATTCCAAAGAACACATCAGATCAGACATCCTGAAATGTTCCCATTCTTTCATGTCAAACTTGATGGTGTCTGTATGAAAAGCAGAAACCCCTGTCCCACACACATCAATGTCCCAATCACCCTTGACTGTTCGCATACATTGGTATGATTCATGGTCTGTGTAGTAACTAAGATTAAGACCCTTCAGTCTTCTTCCATGAAAAGTGATCCATGTTTTTGGATATTTCTTCATGTACTTTTTTATTGTGTCCACATAGTCAGGTGGATAGATGATATCATCATCACATGAAAGGTAGATTCCAGTGCTTTCAGGAAGCCAGAAAAACTTTCCATTGTCTGTGTAGTCCTTCCCTGTGTACACTTCTGCACCTTCAACTTCAGGAACATAGTCATTGGCATATATACGAATAAGATCAACCTGATGTTTCAGTGAATCAATTACATCCTGCAATGTGTGTTTTCTTGATTCAATGGTTGCAAGGTTTGCGGTAATCATGTCCATTGGTCATCAAGTTGTCTTTTGGTCATAACTATTGGACATTTGAATTTTGATCCTGAAAAAGACCTTCAATCTGTGTATTGACATACATGACCATGTCTGTTCTGTATGATACAAAGAAAAGAAGCAGGATCATTGCAAGTTTCCAATCATAAATGAATGCAAGAATGATTGATGATAGGAATGTAATCATTCCAAGTCTGTTTGATGTTGTTTTTGTCATCTTTTTGGAAGGTTTGGATTGATCTTTCTTTCCACAGGATGCATCATGGATTTGTGTTGTTCTGTCCAAGACAGGCTGATTTTTGGTCTGTACATTTTCACACCATGATCAGCAAAGGCATGTGTCTGTGTTCTTCCCACACCTGATGATGCATTCCATTTGTAAAAATTCAACATTGAAATTGGTGGTTGTGTGAAGTTGATTGCTTTTAGTGCTTGTCTGTTGCAAAAATAACCACAGTCAACAAATCCACATTCTGTTGCTTCAACATGAAACAAGTCCACTTCTTTTTCTTCTATGCTTGTCCAACTTTGCTTCATATCATTGTTGTAGAATGTGAACACATAAGGATGATCAGCATCTTCATGTATCTTCATCATGTCATCAGTCCATATGTCCCACCAATCATCAGGCATGAATGCAAAGAAGTCATCATCTGATTCCTTGCAGATATCAAAGGCATATTGCCAATTTTTCCACCACTGTTCTTTTCCCTTGTGAACCAGTCTGTGGAATTCACATATGTGTACAAACAACAATGGATCAAAGTCAGACCCATCATCAATCACAACAATCCTTTCATCAGGCAGTTTCTTTCTTAGTTCCCTGACAAGATTCAACAACATCAGTTGTCTGTTGTATGAAAAGATGGTGATCATATTTCATCACCTGCATATGGATCATCATCTTCATCAAATTCTTCAATCCATGCAAGTATTTCTTTTCTTTGTTCTTCAGTTGCTTGTTCTGAAATAACATATTCACCATTTTCTATGGTGAACAGATCTTCATGTGGTGGTGGTGCAATCATTTTTGTCCCCTGTATTTTTCAATGAATCTTTTGACAATGTAGTCACTATGTTCAGTGCTTCTTCCTGAATAATGAACTTCAAATGCTAGTGTGACCAGTTCAGCCCAATTCCCTTTTCTCTTAAAAGTATTTGTCACATAGCGACCCAATGATTCAGCAATTTCATTGAACTTTTCTTTTCCATGCAATTCAATCATTTCTTCTGCAATTTCTTGTGACAATTGAAGTCTGTTGAATGATCTTATGTCTGACACCTTGAAGAAATTTCCATCCACTGCTTTCATTGACTTCTTCAAACTGTATGTGTAGTCATAATGATGAACCATTTCATGAAGATAGGTTGACATGAAAGATGACCCTTTGTTCCATGAACTTGCAACATTCATTTCTTCCCATTCCCAAAAGAACTGATCTGTTCTTGCATTCTTTGTTTTTAAGGCATTCAGTGAAACATATCCATCAGCATACCCAAGTGACCTGTCACCTTCTTTGTAATTGAATGAAGGTGATGCCTGACCCCATTTCTTTCTTGAAGTATGTGATTTTATTTTTTTGAATGTCTGTGGATGTTCACCCAATGTGTCAACAAGATACTTGTGTTGTTTTGCCATTTCTTTGTACCCATTGTCAACAATGTTTTTTGGCATTCTTTCAATCCTGACACCAAACTGTCCAACAAAATCAATGAATGTTTTTCTGTTTGTAACTGATCCAACACTGACTGCAAGTGCAGTTGCAAGATCTTCAATCTGTGATTCTTCCTGCAAGACTTCTGATTCTTGTGATTCTTCAGGCTTCACATATATCTGTGTGCATCTGCAATTGATGGTGTTGCTTGCATCAGCATTCAGACTGTCATCAGATGGCACAAGAAGGTAGTTTGTCTTTCCTTCAATACTTGTCAATGTGAATGGTTCATCAAGACCCAATGGTTGAAGGGATTCAGGCTGAAAATGATCCCATTGATTCCCTTTGAAATGTGACCTGACCCTGTCATCCCTGCTTGACAACCACTTCTTCTTCAGGCTTGTCCCTGATTCTTTTGCACCCATCAATGATCCCATGTTTGATCCTGCAATGATTTCAGTCCTTCCAATCCTTCTTGCCCTTGCCATACTGAATGCAGGATTGTTGATGATCCTTCTTGCAAATTCATCCACTGAAAGACCACCAATCAGTGCCTGTTCTATTTCCTTCAAGACCCTTTTCTTTGTGACATTTGAAACACCAACAATCTTCTTTGTTGTGTTGAAGGTCAACCATTGCCTGATCAACTTTTCCCAATCAATGCCTGTTTTTCTTCTTTTTTCAACAAACTGATTGAACGTGTCCAGTGCAAAAGGCTTCATGACTTTCAGGTACACTTTTTCATATGCTTCCACAATTGGTTCTTCATTGTACATCAATTCAAGATCCACTTCCAATGACTGTGTTCTTTTGACTTCATCCAAGTATGGTCTGATTGATTGTTTCAGACCTTTGTGAAACACATTGGTTGCATATGATTCAAATGCCTTCCTTTTGTTGTCAAATGCCTTCCAAATCCTTGCTTTCTTTGCTTCTTCCTTTTTGGTTGCCTTATCCCATTCATTTGAACAGATTGCAACTGCTTGTTCTGTTGGCTTTCCTTCATCAATAAGAAATTCAATACACCTTCCCATGAAGTTGCTTCTGCTTTCCCCGATATTTGGTGAAGGTATTGGCATATCAAAAAAAACAAGACCCTGTCATGGATCTTGTTCAACTGTTAACTATTACGGAATGGTCTGTTTAAGATAAATCAGTAAGTACTTGATTCAGTACTTCAACAAAGTTTGCAACATCTTCAGGTTTTATCCATCCCATAACATATGCAATGGTCAGAAGTACTGCAACAAAATTTCTTAATGTGAAGGCTTTCATGATTTCACTTTTTGCAGATTGCCATTCACCAATCAGGATTGCTTTGAAAAGTTTGCCCAATGGTTGATTTGGCAATGGAAGAACATCAAGAACACCATGCACTGCTTGTCCTGCTTTGTTTTCACCTGCAACAGTTTCCTGAAGCCAATTCCATATTTTCCAGTCTTTGATTTTCTTTTTTTCTTTTTTCATGGTATTAGTTTTGTGATGATGTTGAAGAATACTGTTGAAGTGAATGAAATTCCAAGAACAATCCATTTGTACTTCTGCACTTCTGATCTGATTTTCTCAATTTCTCTTTCATTTTCATCTACCCTTTTGACAAGACCTTTGTCACCAAATTCTGTTCCCAATAAAGCATTCTTTATGGCTTCAACATTGCCTGAAAGTTTGTCCATCATCTTGTACAATTGATGAATTTCTTGTTTGGTGTCCTTGTCGTTATTCATAATATGTCCAAATTACTGATGATGCTTTGTCTTTGTCAAGGTCAACATGAATGAAATTCTTCCCAATCCCAATCCTGCTGAATTCCATCATCAAAAGACTATCCAATATCCTATGCCTTGTGTATGATGTGGTGCATTTGATGTCAACTGCAATTCCTTTTGTGTGTGATGAAGATCCATCCCTTCCTTGTTCTTTTTCCCACTTCTTTGATCTGTATGCACTTGTCAAGACAAATGGTACACCTGCAAGGTTTCTTGCTGAATCAAGAAGATCCATGAACACTTCATTCATGTCTTCTATGTTGCAAGGTGGATTGCAATTGTCAAAGTCTTTTTGTGTGAAAAATCTATACTTCATCAGTATTGTCTTCTATCATTTCAGATGATTGATCAGGAACAAGATTCATTGGAATGTACCTTGCAGTGTCACCCATTGGTTCATATCCCATTTCAGTTCTTTTTTCATCAGCAGTCAACCACCATGCCTTGTCCAACCAATCAACCTTGTCTGAATTGTCCTGATTCAATGCATCAATTGCCTGAACATCAAAATCAAGATGATACTTTCTTCCAGTTGCTTTTTCAAAGGAAGGAACAATGGATCTGTTCATTTCACCATAGTCCCTTGTAAGTGTTGGAATCACATTGTCAAGGTACAGTTGTTTCCTTGATTGTTCTTTGTTGGCATTGGTTTTATTGTCAGGATCATTTAAAAGTTCAGATGGATAATTGAACACATTGCAGATATCCCTTTGTGACATCTTTCCTGATTCAAGTATTTCCATGTCAACAGGTGGAATGCCAAATTGCTGAAAACCAAGTTTGACTGAAGAAACCAACCATGCTTTGTAGTTGTCAGGTGTCCCCATTTCACGCAGAAAATTCTGAAGTTGTGATCTTTGCATTGGTGTCAATTGTTCCATGTCAGGATCATCAGGATAAACAACACCTGATGCACCACCATTCTTGAACGCTTTTGACAGTGCCTTGTCCCCATCATTTCCAAGTCTGATGGATCTTCTTGCAGACTTCAATGGTGACATACCATACAAATGTGATCCAACGTAGTCAGGATTCCAAAACTTCCAGTGCATGACAGTGTCTTCAGTAAGCATATCACCTTGATGACCATACATATCAATGACATATCCTTTAACCAGTGTTTCATATGATGGATCAGCAATGATTCTTGTGAACTGTGAAGGCATGACCCACATTTCACCAACACTTCCATCACCCAACTGAACAAAATGTGCGTATGAATTACCTGTGATCAATTGGAATCCCTTCATGTTTTCATACCATTCAGGGAATGACTGCAATGGATTTGGTTGATGCATCAACTTGTACAAAGGATCAGATGAATCAGATACTTCTTCAAATGCCTGTTCTTTTAATTCAAGAAGATGGTCAATTTGTTTTTTGGTTGTGCCATTCCTTTGGTTGTGCTTGATCCTTCTGTACTTTTCAGCCTTTTCAACATTCTTGACAATGTGAACAATAGGTGGAACTGATGCACATGCCATTGTGATCCCATTCACCACACTGTACACATCAGGATTCCCTTCATATCCATCAACAATATATCCTTCTTGTGTGTCATCAATTGAAATTGGGAAATCCCCATGAAACCTGAACAGTTGTCTGTTCATATTGTTGATCAGCTTTTGCTTGCTGATTGCTTTGCTTGAAGTAAATGGAAGAAGGTCTTTCAGATCCATAGTATAAATTATTTAATTTGTCAAGAAATTAACAAGTTTTTGCAGAATTTGAAAATCAAAAAAAAACAACAGACTTTCACACCTGTTGTTGTAAGGATAATAATGAAAACCAATTGTTTTCAAGATAGTCAAATTTTACTTCTAACAACAGATAATTGTTCAGGTCATAGCTTGTTCCACATATCTTTGTATGCATCATCATGCATCAAGTATTGGTCATGTGTGTTCAAAAGATGTATGGTTGTTGAATGATCTTTCTGAAGAAACCTTGAAATTTCAATCATGGTGATCTTTTTATACAGATAATTGGCAACCAGTCTTCTGTGCCTGACATTTTCCAACTTTCTTGACTTGACAAAAAGATGTGATCTGTCAATGTTCATTGTCTTGCAATAGTGATCCACCATTCTATCAACCAGTGAATCTTTTTCTTGTTGTTCTTCATGATCCAATGCAAGAAGGAATGCCTGAAGGATTTTACTTTTCATAAAATGGTGAAATGTGTTCAGTTGTGATGATTGATGTGATCTGAAGATCCTGTTTCATTTCTTTCCTGACTTCATTTCTGATCCTGTCAATGAATCCTTGTCTTGTTTCATTGCTGATTGAAAAGTATGAAAAACTGTGACCATTCTTCTGTTTGATGTTGATCCTGTATGTGTCATAGTTGAATCCCTGCCAATCTGAAAATTTGATGCACTGAAGTTCTGCATCTTGGTATGCATTTGTCATTGTTCTACTGTTTTGTTGTTGTTATTTATGACAACATATTTGTTGTTTTGTTGTTATGAAAGGAAGGCTTTGTGCCTTCCCTTCTGTTGTTGGTTGAATTTATTATGCATAATTGACATCACATGGAAAGATGTGGATATATGCACTGTATGCACCCATCATGCCTGAACCATTAGACTTATAGCAAGCCCATGCAGGAAGTTCCCTGCTTTCTTGCTTCAATCCCTTCTTGGTGTATGTTGATTCACGTTTTGCCATACCAACAAATTTTCCAAATTTGCCCTGATATTCAAAGTCAATGACCCAACACTGACCATATTTTGCATCAATGATTTTTTTGCTTACAACTTCATTTGTTTCTATGTCAACAAGAACATCAAATGTTGAAGTGCCACCATTCTTCAGGATCTGAATCTTTGTTTTTAAAAGATCAATGTTCTGACTGTTAGATCTTTCTGAAATAAAACAGTCATCCCAGTCAGTTAATCCATCAGCAATTCTTTTTCTTCTGTCATCCATCAATGATCTTGTGTGATCAATTCTGTTTTGTAGTCTTTGAATTTTTTCTTGTGTTGTCATTTTATTATCCTGTTTTGTTATTGTTTAACTACAACAATGATAAGGGATCACACAATCAATGTCAAGTATTTTTTAAAAATAATTTAAAATAATTTCAAAACATGGCATCTTTCATTGATTCAATCAGGTCATCCACATCAATCAGATCATCTAAGTATTCACCACAGTCAGGACATAAAGCATGAAGATCCACTGTGCTTCCAAATTCATGGCTGAATCCATCATCAACAATCCTGATCTGTTCTTCATTGTGTTCTTCTTTGCATTCAGGACAAGTGATCATGATTCTTCCTTTTGTTTGACAAGTTGCAATTCACGTATCATTTGAAAGGATGCATTCTGTGCCTTGCCTGCTTGAAAATAATACAGTTTGCTTTTACTTAATCCAGTCTTTTGTGATAGCTTTGGGATGTGTTTGTTCTGAATCCAATCCCAAATTTCTTGTTCTTCTTTGTATGCTTGTGTCATTTTATTGTGCAGATTTTAGGGTTTTTGTTGTGCAGATTGTAGTCAAGTTTTTTGCGCAAGATACTTGACTTGTTCATTGGTCTGTGGTTTTAGTTGTTTCATTTTTTTCTTCCCAGTATTTTTTGAATGCATCAAATGTATCAATGTCATCATTTATGTTCTTTATCCAACATTTCATTTGTTCCCTTCCCACACCTGAACCTGCAATAAATGCTTCCAGTGCAATGTGTTTTTCATATTTTTCAAGAAGTTTGAATGTTGTTCTGTAATAGTCAATGAATGCCATTGCAATTTTTTGTTCTGAATCAAACTTGTTGATCAGGTCATCATGAAATTCATTTAGAAATGTTGTTGGTGTTTCCATAGTTGTGTTTTGGTTGTTGGTTGAAATAAGGTGAACAGATTTCACACTGTCCACCTTGATGATTATGGTATCAAAAATTGAAGTCATGAAATTTCTGTGGATGATCATCTATCTTCCAAGACCTATTGTTCATGCTTGTCTTTGAAAGTCTGATTTCATACACATCACCTAATTCTGTGAAGTCATATTGCTGATCAAGACTGTTGGTGCAGTGTGCTAAAAAACCACCTGCAATGAATTCCATCTTTGTCTTGTTTGCGCTTGCTTTTACAGGCTGAATCAATACTTTTGTTTTGCCTTTGATGCCCACAATTTTGCCCACAGGCATGACATCTGACCAAAGATGTCTGTTGATGTATTTTCCAACTAGGTCTTGTGTGATTTGTAAGTTTTTCATCTTATTATCCTGTTTTTTTGTCGTTTAACTTGATACAAATATACATAGTCCCAACATACTTGTCAAGTATTTTTTTAAATTATTTTTATTTTTTTTCTACACAAGGTCAAACATGGCTGATTTCTGCTTCATACGCATCATTATTGCATACCTTCCTGCATCAATACTGTGGTTGTGAAGATCAGTTGGCTTGTTTGTTGGCAGTCCATTGCGATCCTTTGCCCACACATAGGAATTGAATTCTGTGATGATGTCCTTGCTTCCCACATGGATCATGTTCTTGTAATCTTGCAGAAGCTGAATCCCATACATGACTGAATCCTTTCCTTTCTTTGTAGGCTTTATGTGTACACCTTCCCTTCTGATTTCAGCAATTGACTTTGGTTCTGCACTGTCTGCAATGATTTCATCTTTGATTCCAAGATCCTTGATGATCCTTGCAATACTTTGATTGGTCAATTTTCTTTTGTAGATGTGTTGCTTCCAGTACAGGTTGCCATGTGCATACCTTATTTCAACCAATGCAGTTGGATCATTAGTGAATCCAAAGTCAAGACCATAGACTTTCCATTTGTAGTCTTCAGGATATTCATTGGTGACTTCAAAGTTTGGAAGGCAAAGTCCTTCAAGTCTTCCCACTTCCCCAAGACCATACACCTGCCACCTGAATTGATTTGCAGTTCCCTTCCTAATGTTTTCAGGTGTTGGTTCATATGACAGGATCTTTTCCTTGATGGATGGCTGAATGAATGTGTTGTCATTGAAGGTTGACACAAACCAGTCCACATCTTCCCTGCCTTGTAGCTTTTCATGACACCAAAAGGATGCAGATGGATTGAAGTCAAGGATCACTTTGTGTGAAGTCCTAAGTGATATCTGTTCAAAGATTTCTTCACTAATACCATTGGCTTCATTGAAGAAGGAATGTGTCCTTTTTCCTGACCTTGCATCCACACTATCAGCATATGAATTGAATTCCATCCTTGATCCATTCTTGAAAGTGAAGACCCTGTTGGATTTGTTGTGATCTGAAAGTTCCTGTTGGAACAATGGATCTGAACTGACAATGTTCTGTGCATCCCTGTATGCACCAACCCTAAGATTGGGAATGTCTTGACCCACCACTGTGACCACAAGGTCTTCATTGTAGCAACATTCAAGGATCAGGTATTGCAGTATAGCATAAGTCTTCCCTGATGAAGTGCCACCTTGATGAACAATGATTGGTTTTTCTGATTCAGCAGTCCAAAAGTACAATTCTGTTGTTTGAAGTGTGTGATCCATTACTTCTTCAGTTCAACAGTCACCTTGTTTATTTTTTCACCATCAGTTGTGTGATCCCTGAATTGCATGGACAATGACTTCCTTTCATCATCAGT